CTCCCTTTTTACCCTGACGAATAATCCCTTTAAGGGCAGCTTCACCACCTTTTTTAAGTAGCTTAACTGCCGCAGTTCGTCCAATGATTGCAGCCGCTGCTGCTAGTAGTGGTAGTGCCATTAGCTCTGTCCTTCTTGTGCTTGCTCTGCCTGTTGATCTTCTCGTGCCTGTGCTTGTGTCATCATAGCAGCAGCACCTCCTGACTTAATCATCTCAGGTGTACCACGTACTGCCATCTGCTGCATAGTCTGCATCTGCATTGCTTGCTGTTGTTTCTGCATCATCTCTGCTTCTTCTTGAGCCTTCTGCTCAGCAGACTTAATAAGACCATTGGTATCAATACCAAGGCTGGCTCCTAGACGATCAATGTAATCGTTAAGGTTCATCTCTCTAGCAATAACTTCTGGACCAAGTGGCTGTAAGTATTGTAAGAAAGTAGCAAGCTTGTTCAGGTCTTGCCCTCGTCCAAGGGCTTCGATACCAGTAACAACAGTAGGGCTAACAGTATCCTTAGGTAGCTTAGGCATCTTGCCTGAGCGTTCCATGATGGATAGTATCTTATTAACCAGAGGCATCTGTAGTTCTTGTGACAGGATAGAATACACACCGCCTAGGGCAGACTCTAGTTCCTGTGCCATGAACCGTACTTCTTCAGCAGTAACACGCTCAGCCTGACGCTGAACTGCACTGTTCATTAGGAAGGCGTAGGCTAGACGCTCACTAATGTTACGTCCAGACTCCATAGCTACTCTAAAGTCAGTTGACTTCTGTACCTGTAGGGTGGAGACATCAGTAGCATCACCACTAACGATAGCACCATTAGGGCTTTCAGCTAGTACTCGTGCCTTAGTAGTACCGTTAGGTTTGACTAGGAACAACACCTTAGCTGATGCCGCAGCACCCTCTACGATAGCCTTAGTCAAAGCCTCAAGGCTCTTAAGGTCTCCAATATATTCTTCTACATAACCCCTGCCATAGTCCTCACCGTCTACTCTAGTAAACCGTAGGGGAATGAAGGGGCTTTCATCTAGTTTAAATTTACCACGGCTGTTAGGGATTTCAAACCCTGAGACCTCTTGGTAAACTTCCCAACCCTTTTGTGTTCTAGTAAGGTGGGTATATAACTCAAGGTTCTTCATCTCAGACTCAGAAGCCTGAATGAGTTCCTGAATTTCTGGAGGAAGCATCAAGGCATTGACGCTTTCTTTAGTAATAATCTCTAAGACATTACCCATAGCATCCCGCTTAACCACATAACGGTCAAGACGAAACACTTTCATGCCTCCCTCTTTAGGCATAAAGAGAAGAGCATTGCCTGTAACAATAAGCTGCTTCAGTGCTTCAAACACTGGAACACGCATTGCCTTGGATTCGATCTCTTGCATGGCTGCTCGTTCAATACGAGACAACGCTTCCTCAACTGCACCACGTGCTTCTCCACCCGCTAATTCAGCTAGGTCAAAGTCATCAATGGTCAGTCTAAAGAATGGACTGTTAGGTGGTAGTAGTGCCAGAAGCAACTTTGATGCTAGGTTGTTTACACCTCTAGCACCTACTCCCTGATAGGGTGTCTGGTATATTGTACTACTACTATGTCCATCAGGAGGCAAGAGCATAGGTATTGTTAGCTCTGCTGCATCACGCCCACGCTGCAAGAACATATCTCTTGATGACTCGCACTGGGCATAACGCTTAGCAGCACCACCGCCACTATTCTCATATGCCATAATATTTACCTTTATCTAGAAATATTTACACCTGAAGATGAACCCATAGAGCCACCTGATGTTGAGCCACCAATAGCTAGTCCTGCATTTTTTGGTGCTACTTTTAGTTTAGCCTTACCTGTTTTCTTTTTGGCTGCTGTCTGAGAAGCAGTATCTACTTCTGCGAGATCAGTATCAAACTCTGGTGTAGCAGAAGTTACAGGTGCTGCCTGTGCTGGGACAGGAGGCGGGGCTGGTTTTGAACTTGAAAAACACATTGTTAAATTTCCTCGAAATCTTGATTGTACAACTCTTCCAGCTTTCTGATTACAGACTGCTGGCCTTGCAGATAACGCAGTTCTTCTAAAGAAACTTCGTTTGCTGGAAGTTGATTGGGAAACAAATCCTTTAGGTGATTTAATAATTCTTCTGTTAATGAAGGTATATTACCTAGAACTTTC